GTTGAATATGGGTGGTTCGTGGCATTCCATCCAAAGGCCCACGCTATAGCGCCAAGCCCGCACCCACTCATTGCTTCTGTTTCCATAGCCATTAGTTGAGGTTGATATTACGTTGGGGCCAAGCATGTAGTCCATCTTGACCTTGACTGTGTTGTATTCGGGATTTGCGGCGAATATGGAGTTTAATCTCCGCAACTGATCTGCTGTCCAGAGTTCATCACTATCCATTTGAAGTAGGATGCCGTCTTTCTTGAACGCGGTTAGAGCGGCGTTGATCATCTCGGTCTTCCCCTCCCACTCTGGTTTGCTATTGACCGTGATTCGGGGGTGGCGGGCCAAGGCCGAAAGAAACTGACTGGTTCCATCGTGGCTAACTTTACCCTGTTGATTGCCCATCCACGCCGTATCCTTAACAGCCATGGAGGCTCCCTCGACTATCGACCAGTGCCAGTCATGGCGCAATCTGCAAAGTTCGGCAAACTGAGCCCCGATCCACGGAGCCCCATCAAGGACAATTGTGAAGATGTTGATCCTCACAACCCATCCCAGAGTTCTCCACGCCCCATTTGATCCAGATACTCACCGAAAGTCAGTTCCCTGTTCTCGTTGTAGATATAATCGAATAAGTAATCTTCGGCTTCTTTGGGAATATCCAGCTTTTTGCAGAGCTTCTTAAAGTAGCGATCTTGCACCTTGGACAACTCGTTGATGAAGTCCTTGGTGGCGAAGATGCGGTCATCGGGGTGTTTTTTCATTCCTTGAACTTCCCTTTCTTGGCCTTCATCTTCTTGTAGACCTTGGGGTCAATGGTGGATTTGGATTTCGGGCGGCTAGTGCCAGCCTTCTTCCGTGCGTTGATATTATCGTATAGTCCTTTTTTCTTCATAGTATTAGCAATCCCATTTTTTCCTCGACCAGTAGTTGGCAGAGAGTTTGTTTCCTGTTCCCTTGATCCCTCCAGAACGAGCGCAATAGCTCTTCTTTCGGGCTGGCTGATCCTTTTTAATTGACATATTGGGATCACCAAATCTCACAAGCTTGACTTGATCTCCCTGTTTGGCCAAGACCGCAAACTTCTTGGGCCCGCCAGATGTCCGTTTTGGCTTGTTGTAGCCGCTGAACTTTTCTCCTCTGTATTCGATACTCATAATGTTATTTTGATTTTAGGTTTCTTCCGAAATGGCACCATTGCCTAACTTGGCAATAGCTAAGACATCTAGTTTCTTCACCCTCCCGTTTTTCAACATAACCGTTGATTCGACGGGCGTGTGACAGAGCCTCAGATTCTGATTGATGTAGGCCGTTAGCAACGGCACGTTTCGCTCCTTTTTCTTTGAGGACGGCCCACGTTGTGGGCTTGCTCCAACGCTCTTCCTCGGTGCAGACGGGGATGTCATCCTCCTTTTCTACCAGCTTTGCCGCATTGTGCAAGGCGATACGAGAACGGATGTATGCCATTGTTTCGGCCTCATGCCATATGGGGAGCGGTATTTCTTGGATGGCACACTTGGGATAGTCGGCTTTGAATTCGGCGTCTTTGCGTTTCCAGTCCTTGCAAACGAGAAGGATGGCGAGCTTCTTGGGGTGGATGCCATTGTGTTCGCACAGGAGTTTATTGACGTTGGCTTGCTTGGTCCAATCAAGCCGATCATCACTCATGGCCTTGTAGACGCTACTGACCTTGTAGTCCCATAGGGTTTCGGTCTCGCGGTCAAAGAGGTCGATCTGCCCACCTAGCTTAACCCCGTCTACATCAATATAATACCTCTGTTCACAAATATATCTTTCGGGGTTGCGCTTGGCAATCTGCTCCAGAACGTAGTGGTTGGCCGTTCCCAGCATTGTCCACACTTTCTCGGAACAGTCCATAGTGATCTCATCTGCATGGCGTCTCCAAAGTTCGGCAATCTTGGGGGGTTGGGCTAGTCCCGTAGTGGTGATGTCGGACTCCCCTTTGCTGTAGGTGTCCTCGCTGACGAGGTCTACAAAGGGTTGCGGAAGCGAATAGCGGTTCGTGATTAGCATAGTTTTTCCTCTACATCTTTACTGGCATACCAACGCCATCCCTTCCAAGATCCAGCGACTTTTTGTTTCGGGGTTCCATCTGAAAGATATGGCCGAAGCGCCGAAAGACACTTATAAGCATTACAGAGATCGGACGTTCCAAGACGCCTCCACTGTACATCTTTTACATCAAAAAGATTGCCATGGTTTCTCAAAAATTCCGCAAGATTTTTAAATTCATAGATGGTATTTTTTGGAGAACGGAACCTCCAAACAGAAGAGCGAAGGTGCTGTTCTCCTTTTTGGAATTTTGGAAGAGCGAGTCTTGTTTTTGTTGCTTTTTCGCGATATTTAAAAGATACGATTCGTGCCGATTCTTTAAGCTTTCGAGAACCACGAATCCCCCTAAGTCGCTTCTCTTTGTATAACTCTGGATTTTTCTTTCGCCAGAGCAAAAGGTTATTGATTCTCCATGAAGATTTTGTGGTCATTGTAAGTTAGACTGTGGTTTTGTTTCGGCGTTCAAAAAAAGTGCAGTCTCTCCTGCTGTCACGCCATTGTAGCCCACGGTTGCGACCCGCAATGCTGGCTGACGTTGCCAAAGTATTCACTTGCCCTTCTTCTTTTTGCTCATGCCAGCTTCGCTGAGTGCGATTGCGATAGCTTGCTTGGGGTTCTTAACTTTCTGGCCAGAACTGCTTTTGAGTTTGCCCTTGCCATACTCGCGCATGACTTTGGCGACTTTCTTTTTACCATTTTTCATTATGCTGCTTTTTCTAGTTGGTTATGGTTGTTGGTTGCTTGCGGCGTTTTGACGCCCAAGAGTTTACAGATGTAGCGGATGTGGAAGCACTCCTTGCGGAATTGATAGCTTGGACAAGTGCAGGTGGCGGGGTCTTCGGTGAGGTCAACGAGGTAGTAGTCTTCTCTATGGGTGCGTGACTGGACAAGAAATGTGAGCGGATCATGCGGCAGAATCTCAATGCCCTTTCCATAGGACTTAATCATTATTCTCCTCTGGTTGCGGAGTTTTGAGGGACTCGCCCTTGCTTGCTCCATAGCCCAACTCTTCGGGAGTGTAGGGCTGGATGGGCATCTTGAAAGTATGGCCAGAACGGTCTGCTTGGATAAACAAGCTCGTAGCTATGCCCTGACGATGTTCGTTCGGGAGGTCTAGCTCGACTGCTATGTCGTTGGCCTTCTTGACACACAACCTCATCAGGTTTGCCGCCTGACAGAGGAATACTTTGACCTCGCGGTCTTTGGGCTCGGGATTCTTGATGGCATCTCCTGCGGGCTTCTGGGGCGATTGAGAGGTGTTCACGGTCTGCCATTGAGCGGGCTTGGACGGCTCTTGTGCCAACGCCGACCCCTTGACCATGGCGGCTTGAATCTCCATGGATGCAGTCCCCTGCTTGTCGTTGCCCGAAGCAATAAGGACTACGGTCTTGCCGACATACTCCTTGAACCCCTCTTCAATCTCCTTGTTCGGGATGAAGTAGGTATGGTCTACCCCGTTGACCTCCAAGGTCACCAAGTGGAAACGTTTTTGGTCGGTCTTGCGGGTGATGACCTTCGGAACCGACTTGATCGTTACCAACCTTGGGCCGTTCTTGACAAGGTCAGAGTGGTTGATTGTGGGTGTCTTTTCTTTATGCTGATTGGGTTTTTGGAATGACATATAGGTTTTGTTGTTCTTTAACTCCGACACTCCGCTTTGTCAAACGTTCAAAATATTTTCAAGAAAGGGGCGGGGGGCAGGAAAAACCACTAACCTACCCCCCGCGATCATACACATGAAAACGAGGGAGAACACATACCCTCAGACCCATATTTACCACATCCGTTCAATCTTGCAAGGGGAAAATGGCCTTGCTAGGATTGGTCTTTTAGAGTAGGTTCTCTTCGATATGGCAGAAAGCCCGCCCCTAAATCGTTTTTATGTCCTTGGCTATGCCGCTAACGATAAGGACTTCCCGATTATATCCGCCAACCTCGACCCAAGGGTGGCGGGTTACAAGGTTCCTGAGGATCTTTCGGTATGTCCAGACAAGAGGTATCCCAACCATGTATTTACGGGAGCCCAGCCCCTCTCTGGAGACGAGCGGGTGCGCCATGTCTGGGAGGTCCTCCCCTCTCCTTGGGTGCCGTTTACCCGCTATGATGATGACCTCGGCCCTGTTCAGGGACGGAGGAGATCGGTGGCCAACACTGGACAAGAAGCCTCTCTAGCATCTGATAAAAAGATATCGTATGAGGGAAGGGAAGGCTCTGCCATTGTTTCTACAGAGATAGAAGAAACTTGGTCAATCAAGACCGACGAGGATGGCAATTCTCTTTTCCCCATCAAGGATCGGGATTTTTACGATCCCTCCAAAGGCCCCGTCCAAGAACGCCGCCAACTCTTTGTCCCGTCTGGAGAAGAAGTTGGCTCTTTGGAGAATGTCAACGGAGTCATCACCCAGACCAGCTACGAGCCCTACAATGAATTTCTTTCGGTCAAGATTGTCCAGACCTACAGCGTGGATGGGCCTGCTTTGGTGGGCAAGGCTACAGACAATGATGGTCAGCTAGTCACCGTCACCACCCAACGCAAGGGAGCACTAAATTACGTTCCGCCTGATCCTACCGCCACTCGCACAGTAGAAGTTTCCCGCGAGGATGCCGAATCCTTGGTTGAGCGTATTGTCGATACCCCAGAAATCTTCAAGGCCAATACGTTTTCCGTCGAGCGGCCCGATCCCATTCCTCAGAAATTCCGCGTAGCTGTTCCGATCCAATCATCTCAAGAGATCATTGAGGGAGAGGCAGAAGTTCCGACCCTTGAAGAGGGAGAGATTTCAAAGAGCGAGGAACAGCGTAACAAATTTATCAAGCGGGTATCCTCTACTTCACGGGATCAAACGGTTCTTCCACAAACACTTACAGGGAAAACCACAAACAACGAAAGACAAGAAGTAACCGTTACTGAAACCCTTCAGCTTGGCAATACCGACGAAACCCCAACAGCCACAACCACCATTGAGTCTGAGGCTTTGGGAGATGGGAACTACGTCATTACAAAGACGCAAGTGGATGAGGTATTTCCAGCCATCACGTTTTCCAAGGAACGACCAGACCCAATTCCTGTCAAATTCCGCGCAGCCATTCCCTCATTGACCCGCCAAGAAAACTTGGAAGGTAAAGCCGAAGAGCCCGTTTTGGTTGCGGGAGAAATTGTTAAGAGCGAACAACAAGTCAACCAGTTCGTTAAACGGATATCTACCACGGCCAGAAACGCTGCCCAGCTTCCCAAGTCACTAACTCAAAAACTAACAACCAACGAAGGCTTGCTGGCCACAGTTACCGAAACGCTTCAGAACGGAGACACTACAGAAGTCCCAACCTCCAAAAAAACGGTAGAATCCGAGGCGCTTGGGGATGGAACGTATGTGGTTCGCGTCACCGAAGCTCCAGAGGTTTTTTCGGCAAAAGTTTTTCGCGCAGAAAAAGCAGACCTGACTCCTCAAAAGTTCCGAGCAAAACAATCGGATCTTACGACAGAAGAAAACGTCGAAGGAACAGCCGCGCAGCCAACTCTTGGAGAAAATCAGTTTTTAAAATCAGAACAGCAAATCAACAAGTTTGTAAAAAGGGTTGTCACAAACACCCGCACCACAGAATTAAACGAAACGCTGAATGAGTTTATAATCACTTCAGAAGGACAGCTTGCCACCAGAAACATAACACTTTCAAAATCAAAACAAGCTCTAACTCCGTCTGCTACCGTTATTGACGGGAACATAGAAGAACTTGGTGATGGTCGCACTGTTAAAACAGAAATCAAAGTAGATGAAGTCTTTGACGGAAAACAAGAGTCGTTGGAAAAACCCGAAGTTATCCCTCCTGAGTTTCGGGCTTCGCTGCAAAATAAAACGATCTCAGAGATCAAGGCTGGGCAATCATCTACAATCACAAGCCTGTCTCAGGAAGAGCTTTCCAAGACCATACAAAGACTGACCGAACACAAAATTCGCGAGACCACAGTTACCAGACCGACTTCCAGTTATCCTTCGCTTACTGGACAATTGGTTGACAATGATTTAATCAGGGTTGCCCGCACCAGAACGGTAGCCAAGGGCAACCAAACCATAACCCCAAGCGCAAAAGTCAGCGGAACGGTTGAAGCCCTTGGTGATGGATATACACTTAAAACTCAAGACACCAAAGAGAAGGTGTTTGATGGGAAGACAATTTCAAATCAACAGTCTATTCGCGTTCCTGATAAATTTCTCAATGAAGCAATTGAAGAAGCTTCCGAGAATTCAGAAGGAATATCAGCCGAGGCAGCTATTCCAGAAATTGATGGGGATGGCTTTGGCGTAATTCAATCCTCCGCTCAAAGGGTAAATGATTTTATTGTTCGCACAACCCAAAAAAAGGTTAGCGGAATAGGAACCATTGACGAGAAGCAGACAAATAATTTCGGTCAGGAAATTACAGTAACTTCAACCATCACAGATGATCCAGCCATCGATGATGTATCGGCATTAACGGAATTTTCCAAAACACAGTCCATAGGAGGAGGTAGATACGTCAAGGAGACGGGAACTGTTGCAAGGGTGTTTTCAGAAGAACAGATAACAGCAAGACAGAACGTAGCCATTCCTTCAAAGTTTATTGTCGGTCAGCGTACCACTTCGCGGGTAGAGGCTGGCGATGCAGCAATTCCAGACAATACGGGGAGCCGTGGTGACGGTGTTATTGAATCAAGTGCACAAAGAATCACAGAGCACAAAGTCAGAAAAACAATCACAACTCAAAATATAAACACTACTTTGGGCGGGAAGATTTGGACAACAGAACTCAACGGAGGTATTGCCACCGTCACCGAAACTATTGGGGGCAACATTCAACCGACATTTGGAACTGTTTCCGCCGAGCAGGAGCAAGTTGGTGACGCGACAGTAACAAGACAAGTCATTGTTGATCCACAGGATCTTTCTGGTCAGGACTTTGACGATTTTGTCATGGCAAGCGTTCCATTTACCCAAAAAATTGTTCCCTCTGGAACAGTCGGCGCTCTCAATTCCGAGATAACGCCCAGAGACTCCATTCATTCAATACAAAAACAATATATTTTTGAAGACATACAGAAAGAATACTTGGATAAATTCTGGTTATTTGACGATGTTATAAACATTTCACTTCCAGACACATTAACGGGAATAGATGTGAAAATATTTCCAGTTGAGGGCGGGTCAAACGCATTTGCCGAGGGGAATTCCTGTCAAGCAACAGCTTCTGCATCGGCATCTTATGATGTTGGAGTTGGCTTTTCCGTTAGAAACGGCTATTCTGGCCCAGCCCCAGCAAAGAGAGCCATTTTCTTCTTAAAAGAAGGAGAAAGTATTTATAAACGTTTGGGAGACGTTGCGCCATTTCCCGTTTTTCAAACAGAAACAAACAGCTTTTCTGTTGTTGTTCACTCGGAAACAGTCAGCGCCACGGCCAGCGTGTCGCTTCCAAAAAACAAAAGCCAATCTATTTCTAGCCAAAAACAAGTTGACGTTAGGGTCTACAATGTTCCAGCAACGCTTCACCCTTCAATTAGTCTGCCAACTAGAGCTCAATTCGTTGTTGAAAAAGAAGCAACGGCAACTGGCGATAAGACTGGACAAGCAAAAGCTCAAGCAACAGCAAGCGCCAGTGTGGAATTTATTGGACAAATAAATAAAACAACGCCACCAAATTTTGAAGCTGGCTATTATCTTTATTCTGTCAATAGTCAGATTTACAAATACGGATTGATTAAATGTGAGGCAGCTTATGTTACGGTTACAGGTGACATGACATAATTAAATATTTATGAACCTACAGTCACAAATAGAAGCACAAAAAAATAATATACTTAATTCTAACGCCAGAATTAGTGATGTCGCATCAAATTCATTTAAACCCAAAACCACAACAAAAGAAACGCCATCAAGTAGTGTCGGATCGATAGCAAGCAATACGATTGCGCCACCTCCGCCCACGCAAAATAATTGCGTAATTTATATTTGCTACAATGGAGAACCCAGACAACTTGCGATTACTGGACAGCTTTTACAAAAAGATGAAGAATTTTCTCAATTGCCGCCAATGGAATAAAAAAATCATATCAATTTGCGCGGCCTGACAAAGTTGATCTCTCTGGTTACTCCTTCATCACAAATCTTTCGCTTGATGCGCTCCAATATCCCATCAATGGCCATTTGATTAAGGCGCTGTCTGGATAGACCCACATCTTTTGATGTTTGCTCTATAGTCTTCCATCCTTCGGCGTTCATGGCCTCAATGGTGGTTTTTTTGTGGTCGGCCCCAAAGGATGCCCAGATACTATCCCAAGATTCGACTACAATTTTAGAAGGGGGCTTTTTTGCTCTACTAGTTTTGCTATGTGTTGTTTCCATGAGAATGATCCTTTGTCTACGGTAAATGTGAGGAATCCAAAATCCACCTTGCCGACACAACGGCGGGCTCCGAACTTGCTACCCGCCCCCTGAAGTGCAGGGGTGGTCATGGCAATCCAGTCGTGGCCTCCACAGAAGTTGTGGTAGTGGACATGGGATCTTAGGATTACGTTGGCCTTGTGTTGTTCGCCGTCTTCGGCTAATAGCACATTCCACAGCCTGTCCTTGGCCACTGCTGTATGGCGAGTATGGGGCAGGCTCCCGCTTCCTGCTGGGTGGTGCTTGAGGTCAAAGACCACCCCCTCAACGTCTATCCACCCATGGTCGGTTACGGTGGCTCCGACCCTTTCGGCAATGACGTTTTCCCAGTCTTCTCCGTCTGAGGAGCTTACATGGTAGGGGGTTCCGCGTGTGATAACTATCTTGCAATTCTTGGTCTTTGGCACCATGCGGATGATCTTTACTGCCATATCGGCTTGATCCTCCATATCTGGGGCTAAAAGCTCCGTAGCGCCACTTTTCTTGCCTTTGCCGTCCACCAGATCCCCATTGACGAAAACAATGTCGTAGGGGCCATTACGCGCAATCTCGCGGGCATACCAAGTCCAGTGGGCCTTGTTGATTTGAGCCCAGAGAGGTATTTCTCCGTTCTCGTCTTTTTCGGGCAACCAGCCCGTTGGGGTTAATCCGACCCTGTGGCCGCAGTGGAAGTCCGAGAGGACTGCTATTTTTTTCATAAAAGGTTAGTTGAAGTTGACGCCACGATCCGCCATTTCGTTCAAAAGAAATTCGCGGATGGACTCTACAGTCTCGGTGTGCCATTCGGGATCAGACCCGTATTTAACGTGGGATCGGAAGCGTTCTTCCATCCCTCACAGTATGGAATACATATCCCCTGCTTTGTGGGCCATGTCGCATTCGACCTGCTCTTCGGGAAGGTCGAAGCTCAGTGTGGATTTTGGCATATATAAGTTATTTGTCTTTAAGGACTTTCTTCAGATCCCCATCATCCAAATCATCATCATCGTCTTCGTCCTCATCCTGTCCGTAGAGGATGTCGTGGATATTGGAGACAATACCCTCAATGGCATAGTCATTGCCGAATTTAAGGAAGGCGTTCTTTGTCTTCCCGCCGTCTTGGAAAGTAGCCACCACAAAACCCGAATCAAAGTATTCAACAAGTTCACCGCATAGCTTGTCCAACACCTTCTGGAGCCTCTGGTCGTGGACAGCCATCCTAGTCTTGGGTTTCTCCGCAGTTCTTGCATCGGATGACATTGACCCCCCCCATGGAAAGGCGTTCAATCTTTTCTGATCCGCAGTAGAAACAGGTTTTGGTTTCGGGCTTTTTGTAGACCTTCTTCTTTTTCTTATCCTTGCTCATTTGACTGTTGATGGATGGATTCGCACAAAGTTGCGGACTAGAGACGCAGACCGAGTCTTGAGCCACACCCCGTCACCAGAGGCGGAGTCGCGGGCTCCCTTGCCATTGGTATTTCCCTCCACACATTGGAACTTTCCATCGGGCAATACCTTGACCACAATCCCGATATGGGAGAAGTCAAATACAGCAAAGTCCCCAACCTGCGGCTTGGACTTGTTGGTCAATACCTTGGTGGTTGCTGGGCACTTCTTGGCCCATGAAATGTAACCAAACGCCGCTGCTGTCTTCGGCCTCCATTGCTCTGTGGTCATTACCTTGAGTCCGAGCCATTGAATGGCTTCGGGGTCTTTGAGCCACTGCTGAACCACCCATCCTGTGAAGGCTGCACACCACGGCCAAGATGCTGGCTTTAGATTGGTGGAAGCTTGATACTTTCTGATTTGGGGGCCGTTGTTGTTACCGCCGACTTCTTTTACCCCAACTTGGGAGAGAGCTATATCGGCCAGCTTTTCCAATGAAGTCTTCCTTTTGACGGGCAGTTCTACTGCGGATTTCATCGTGGATGCGGATAGCAAGTTCGGCAAGGACGGCGCTCGGCCATCCTTTGATCCGAGTCCAAGTAGTCTCAGGGTTAACTTCCACATGGGTTGATCTCACCCAAAAATCTTACCATCTGCAAACTCTTTTTCCAATATCCCAGTTCCTAGAAATCCGCTCCACCTCTGACTCCGATGGTGATGGCTGTCTTTCCAGCATTGCCCCGCTTGTTGACTTTGGCGAAGAAGCGGAGGGAACCGAATAGACGGACAAGGAAATTTCTGCGATCTTCTTGGGGCGGGGTCGGGACGAGGATTGCTTTGAGTACTTCATGGGAAAGGGGTTTCACTAGAGACGTTTCTTGCGGCTACAAGCTGGTTTGCGGGCTTTCATGGCCTTGGGAACCTCAATAGCCCGACGAACCTCAGTGTAGGTCACGGGGCCAGCAACGCCATCCACATCTGTATTGACCAAGGCTTGGATCTTCTTGACTCCCTTGACGTTTACTTCGTTGGTGACGTAGTTGATGATCGAAAGAATGAGGGCCACGATAAATCCCGTAAGACTAACCTGATCAACGGATTCAGCCAGCTTGGGGTCAATCATAGCCAGCTTGGAAACAACGGCAGCAATCCCCATGGCAATAAGAGGAGAGATGATGCCCCCCGCTTTGGAGACAAGAAATGCGAGAAGTTTATCTTTCATTTTAATCCTCAAGCCTCACGCGCTGAACCGCCGACTCAATAGTAAAGCGGATCAAGGATTCCGAGGCATCGATTCCGTTGCGAAGGGCGGCACTGGTAAGCTTTTTTACTGCTGCTTCGCGCTTTTGGCTCCCAGACTTGCTGGTGTCGGCCAACTCGCGGACGATGTCCAGTGCAAGGGGAAGGAGGGACGCGGCGGCATCCACAAAAAGCTCGCGGAGGATGGGGCCATAGAAGGCCCAGATTTTAGCGGGAATACCAAGGATGGTGGCAAAGAATGATTTCATGGATTTAAAACTAGACTAGAGTCCCTTGGATTTCAAGTATTCTTCGATTCTTTTTGTGCGCTCATCAATGCGGGCCAAGGTCTCGGCGCGTTCATGGGCTTCTTCTTGAATAAGCTCAATCCTCGCATCTTGCTTGGCATCATTGGCTTGCACAACCCTCATTTGCTCTGGGAGGATGATCCATCCATTGAGGGCCGAAAATGCCGTAACCATCAAGGCTATCCCCGCAATTAGCTCGCTCATGGTCAACTTGACTCCGCGCTCCAGTCCCCTGCGTCTTTCTATTTGTTCGATACTCATAGTGCTAGAATGTTTCCTTATAATGCTAGAATAATAGAAGCAACCTTGTAACGCCAAGGCCAGTCGATATAGGTGGCTAGGTTTTCGGGATTGCCTGTATCCCCGCGATAGGCTGCTGCGATGTGGCCCAGAGCCACATTCT